CCTGGCCCGACTTTAGGAACATCACAAAATGTACAGCCCATCGAACATCCATACTGAGTTGAAACAGTAACCACCCATTTTTTAGTTAATGGTAAAAGCTCGCAATGTTTAACAGCTTGATGTTGATTAAGATTTACATCTTTTCCATAATCTCCCAATGAAAGAAATTCTAGTTTACCAAGATCTCCTTGAACTATACAAATATCACCAGTTGGAACAGATAATCTTCGGCTTATATTCATATTATTTATTTTTAGAAAACATAGACGTTTGCTCGCTTGTTGAAAAAAACAAACATCGGTCTGCAATTGCAATTAAATTGTCTTGTAGAACAGGCTCTACATTTTCCCATGATTCAGAAACCCATGGAAAATTTCCAAGATGAAAAGTAATACATCGTTCTCTGGAATTTAGAGAGTTCCATAATTCAGATACTGTAGTAGCTGGTTTCATTAACTATTTCCTTTGAAAAGTAAACATTCCGAAAAAGCATCATCAACATGGACGTTATGATAATTCTTATAACCCATTAATTTCATTTCTTCTTTTGAACGAATTGAATTAGTAGTATAAATCTTATTAAAGAACTTGAAAATAATATCCATTCCTTTTGAAAAAATTCCATGCGTTACGTATAAACCCATATAAGCTAATGGGCTTCTACTTTTGATAATATCAGCAATGCCAACAAATGTTCCGCCGCCATCACAAATATCATCTACAATTAAAATATTTTCGTATTTGAACTCCCCCACATCTGGTACGTCAAATCCTTCAAATACTCCAGTTTCAGGATTGCGCTTTTTGGTTGCATATAAAACCTGTACTGGCCACGTTCGTTTGTTATAACCAATTTCTGTTGGAACTTCATATCGGTCTGCTGCACCTTTATCAGGAAACAACACTGTTAATCCAGCATCAGCAAAATTGTTTTCCCATGCATTCTTAACAAACATTTCCATTGCACGTTTAATCATATGCTCTGCTGAAACATTAATAATATTGTCTTGAAATACCATCGAAGGATTATGAACATCAAGAGTAAAAATATTATGAAATCCGGTTTCACGCAACATACTACATACTACATCAAGACCACAGGTGTCGCCTTTCTTAAATCTCCTATCTGCTCGGCTATAAGGCAAATATGAAATAATAAGTTTATAATCTGTAGAAAATTCAATAACAGAATAAATTGCCGAATCAAGATGTAGTAATGTTACAAGTTGATCAGCAGTTCTTGCTTGAGAAATAACATTAACAGTGTCTGCTTTCTCAAGTGCGTCCACTCCTTTTTGAGTAAGCCGCACCTGCATTTCCCCACCTGGATAGTAAAATTTTTCAAACCATCCATTTGTAGATTCTGCATTAATAGTTAACATATTTTTAGACATATTACATTCCGCTCCTTACGCGCCGCCTAATATCTGCCCAAAGTGGATCAATAATTAATTCACTATTGCAAAACACTTGTTCATATGCACAATTTCTAAATTCTTCTTCAGTTACATTCTGCATTAGTTCATATTCAGGTTCGTCTTCTGTAGACATTGCAGATCTATAAACTGCAACCAGTCCTTTATGCGAAAACTTGCCACCAGAATCTGTTACCGGCCGCTTAAACACTGCAATTACTTTTCCATTCTTTTCAATTGCAATTGCCTTCATTGCATTTCCAAAAGTATCGCGCGTTACATATTCATATGTATATGAACCAATTCCAAGCACCATATTATATGGCGAAAGTCCTTGTTTAACAACGCCACCTAAAATTTCATCTGCACGTTCTTCGGTAATTGCATCACCATAAATCAATCCTCCGTTGTGAATCAGCGGCAATACGCCAGTTAGATTTGGAACTGTTCCGAGTGCCCGACGCAAACATTCCATTGCACCCAAATATGCAGGATGCTCAAAAGACTTATACTGGTGATTCATTCCTTTGAATGCTTCATTACCAAGAACAATCTTTACTGGATCACCGGAATCAGGTCTGATAACCAGTTTGCCGTTTCTTGCATGAATTCGTTCTTTCAACTTGCAAATAATATCAGTTAATACTACCCAAAGATCCCATGTATCAGATACAACAGATAAAATCCCTTCTGGATAAATCTTAAACAACAGCCGTTCGAAGGTTTCTAACTCGTTATCTTCGCCGCCGGCACACATCACAGAATGTTCGGTTGCGTTAACTGAGCCGCCACAATCAAGAGATGCGCGATAATATTTAACCGCTGTTAAAATTGCTGGAAGAGTATCGGTTCCTGAAAATGAAAGCAAATGACCCATACCAGACAAACAAGCATCTTCAAGACCTGCCATGCCGCGTTCACTAAAATCATGAAATTGCCAATCTACAAAACTGAAATCTCGCTCACCAGCAGCCCTTGCATGTTTCATTCCGATTGCTCGGTATCTACGTGCCTTAGTTGCTGATGTCGCAGGCTTCCAAAGGATACATGACATCAAAGTTTCGATATAATTTGTTAGCCAGGCAAAATCTGGATGAGTATTTACTACAATAATTGGAGGAACATTTAAAGGAACTTGAACCCCTTCTGGGAGTGACCAAACTTCAATAGGAAGATATTGCAAACGATGTAATGCCCTGATGTGATCTGTCTTTTTGAGTCCAATTGTGGTACTCATCACCAAGTCATATTCGGCCATCACTTCATCTTCGGGCCTCGAAAAGAAATGCTTATTGAATGCTTCAATGAGATACTTTTTAGCAAAATAAGTAAATCCAAAATTAATAACTTTTGTTACGCCAGGAATACGACTGGACCGCGGAGTCCAGCTACTAAATACCCTTGTAATTCCATCGGGGTATTGAAAAATGTGCCCCGCCTTATAAAAATCAATCAAAAATGTTGGATTCTCAATGTCCAACGCAAGTAAACGTTCAGTGTCTGTCATATTATCCTCTCAATGGTTTCCTAATATATGGAGTTGGCGTGTCTTTTGTTTTCGTAACATATGCTTCTCTGACTGCATCTTTTGCTGTCTTCATAACAAAAAACCGCCCCACATCTTTTCCACCTAAATAAGCCTGATATTCATAACATTCGTTATCATCAGCATCACGAAATTCGTATAATGCAACAGTACCAATTTTCTTTTCATTTTTAGAAAACTGGAGAAATGTATTATTTTTTCGCTTCCATTTCCATGTATAAACATCAGACATAATTATATCTTTTTAACCCATCCCTGAAACAAACTTAATACAAGGCCCACCACAAATAAATCGCCCAGTTTTGCATCTTTAACAGTAAGTGACCATCCTGACCAACTATAAATTCCAACTAATATAGTTATAAATACCAGAGCTAAAAATATTTTCATTATTTTTCCTTTTCAATAATTAGATGACGTTAATAACTTTATTTGAATAAATGATCTAAAGTTACAAATAGCCTATACCATATAAAGCCAAATACTCCGGAAAATATGATAATTGCTATGGTGTAATCTGCCATATTATTCTACAATACGTTTAATTAAGTAAAGCAGGCCAATAACACCAATTGACTCATCAATACTAATATCTCTAAGCGGCTTATTCCATTCAATAGCCAAGGCAATCATCTGGCCACTAATAGCACCTAAATATACTATAGCAGCAATTAAGAAAAGTACCAATACACCAAATAATAAGTATGTTTTTGTTTTAGAATTCACTTCTTAACCTTTTGATATTCAACTTCAATAGCATTAGATACAATTTTATATACTTTATATAAAAGTGGAATTGTAATCACTAATGAAAGTATTGCTCCAACAGATGCGCCAAAAATCATATTTCTTAATAGAATTTCCAAAATTATTCTCCAAAAATTCAATAGCAGCAGGGCTACTACATTTTGATAGCCCTGCTTGTCAGTAGCAGATTAAACCTCTGCGGGGTTTTCGGTCACTGCCTGCTTCTTGCTGCGGGATGTCATGGCCACCTTCTTATTATCAAGGGCCACACCGTTGACACTAAGCTCGGGATGTTGACTAAAATACGCAATAATCTCAGGCTTGGTCATTGCAGTTGGCAGCTCAACGAGGTTAATCTCGGTATGCTTGTCCTTTTCTAAGATCTTAACTCGCGTTACAAGATCATTTGCAAACCGCATCTTCATTTCGCCCTTGCGAACACTAGTACCGGCCACCGTAAACGTCTTTTCGTCACCTTCAACAACTACTTTTGGAGCCTTTACTGCCTTAACCTTAGCAACCTTTACAGGCTTTGTCTTGGTAACCTTTGGTTCCTTAACAGCAATAACCTTAGGCGATGTCTCAGGAACGCCAGCAGCCTTAACCCTTGCTTTTAGCTCAGCAATCTTTTGGCTAACAACATTAGCCTTACTGGGAGCCTTAACAGGCGTCTGGGTTACTTCAGGCATCGGATCTGCAATTGCAGAAAAAGCCATAGTCATCTTTTTCAGGTTCATCTTTGACATAGTGTTTTTAATTTTTCCTTTTTGTTTTGTGTATTTCTACTACTCTTTAATTATAGCAAATCCAAATCTGTTTGTCTACCAAATAACGAAAATTTCTTTGTTCAACTAAACTTATACATGCCGTATTCAGCCAATTGTTCCCAGTTGGCAATATCATTGTTCTCAACTAATGAAATCAAACAGTCAAATTCACGCTGATTTACTTGATGACGCTCTAAATATTGCGTACGATACTCATAGCAAAAATCGATCAATTCATCTTCAATTGGATTCATTTTTCTGTACTCTTTAAGTATAGCAGTTTGAGTGAGCTATTGTCAATCAAAATTATTAGCTTTTATCTTCTTTGTTTTCATCAAGTTTGCACCTGATGGGCCGATGTAAAAATATTTTCTCTAATAATTTGTCTGTCATAAATATATGTGTTGTAAAAATACCGCAGGAACTGCGGGAATTAAGGCCGGCGGAGCCAGATATTAGACTTGCTGAGGCATATGGTTGTTGGTTTTGATATGTATGGCTAACACCTCATATAAAACTATATGTTCTGATCATGCAACTGGCGTTGAAGCAGGAAGCCATACTCCTTTGGGATATGGTAGTTCACTTACAAGTAAACGTGCCATCTATTAAAGTATAGCAGTTTGGTCAATCAAATGTCAATCAAAAAGAAAACGTCGTATAACGCATTTTCAGCTGGTGCTTGATACTATTACCCCAGACTCGCTTTAAAAGTGGTGTATACGACGTTTTGTTGATAATCGAGCGTTGAAAACAAACAACTTAATCACACAAATAGATCACACAAATAGTTGGCACCTTTTAGGACCATATATGTGAAAGCACCTTCGTCAAATTTGGTTAAAGAATTAATAATTGTGCGGTGGTTAATAAGAATATTTTCTAAATTTACGCCACGCAAATCAGTACTAAGCAAAGCGGCCCCGCACAAATTTGCTCCATTCAAATTAGCATTAGTTAAAATGGCACCTTCAAGACAAGAATTACTTAAATCGGCACCATTCAAATTTGCACTGCGCAAATCAGAATCAGTAAGATCGACCAATCTCAAATTCACTTTATATAAATTTGCTTTTGATAAATTTGAAAATCGTAAATTAGAACCATAAAAATCCATACCAACTAAATTTTTATTTCTTAAATCAACATAATTTAAATCACAACCAACACAATCGCGTCCATCGGAAATAAAAATTAATTTTCCTGATGTTGTTTTAAACTGCATACTTTAACCCTTTCAAAATCAAATAAATTAATTGACCTTGATCAGTTTTGGTTGTGCGATCGATATTTGTAAAGTCATCTATAATAACATCTTCAAGATTGGCTCCGCGCAAATCAGCTTTGAACAAATTTGCGCCAGACAAATTTGCGCCAGCTAGATTTGTATTTCGCAAATATGCGCCAGACAAATTTGTGCCATTTAAATCAGCATTACTCAAATCTGCCCCACTTAAAAATGAGTATGATAAATTTGTATGGGTTATCATAAACCCAGCTAAAGATGAATTTACAAGATCAGCAAACATTAATCTTGCGTCGCTTAAATTATTATCATACGTTGAATATATTAACTGGCCACTTCTAGTTTTGATTTGCATAAAATTCTTCAACAACAATCTTTCCACTTTTGATATCATCTTCAATCATCTTATCAACTCGCAGCTTGGTTTCTGCAATAGTTTCTGGTATTTGTTTATTCATTAATCTAGCGCATTCGAGTTTGTGCCATAATTGGAATTCTTTAGTTGCAGCTAAATGACGTAATGCATCTTGACGATTTTTGGTATTACTCCGATGTTCCCGTCCTTCACCAACTGCACCAGATTTTTTATGAACTAATCGGACACCACTATTTGAAGTGTCTTTGCCGCCTCCACCACACCCGCCAACCGAAAAAGTTTGCATTTCTAAATCTTTCATCGTTACTGAAAATAATAATCGTTTTTCTTTATTCATGAACTTCTGCATCCTTTAACAGATCAACTGGAATATCACAAATCCATGATTTCCCATTACTTAAACTATAAAAATAAACTGGTTTATTTTTCAAACAATAACCACAAGTGAACCTGCCTACTTCGCATTTGCATTCGATATTTGGCGACATTTCATTTCCTTTAATGATTCGTTTCCTTGTCTAAATCTTTTAGATATGTCATAACCCACATCAAAAATTGTTTTTCAGTTAAAATAAAATACCATTCTTTACTATTATAATCATCATATGTATAACGGTTAACCTTGAATGTTTTCATTATCCACTCTTTACTTTCTCCAAAATATTTTTTTTGATCAGGATTAATCATTATGGATGCATTCTTATTAGTTGAGGTAAGAATATATGTTCCATCGTCTAATTTTCCATACATCCAATATTTTGTTTGCGTTACCTTTCTTGGATTATGTGGAAGTCTCATAGAGTTTCAAGTTCTCCTTCTCCAGTATATATAACTTTTTTAATTCCAAATTCTAGTATGGCTCGTTGACACCCACAACAAGGTTTAGACATTCCCCAACCAGTATCTTTTACTCTGCAAACATAAAGTGATGATTTTTTAAGTTGTTCCAAACTCAAATGCCGCAATGCATTTTTGATTGCAGCAATTTCAGCATGAAGATGAATTTTGTGTTCATCAGCAGCGTATTTCTTTTGAAAAGGAGAAGTTTTATATGACGGAACTCCATACGAAATTATTCGATTTTTATATACTATAGCTGCGGCTAATTTGTAATTTGCTACCCTTTCGGTTGCGGTTGCAACCTCTGTCAAATTATTAAATATTCGTGAAATCCGCGTGCCAATGACCATAATTAATTATAGCGGATTTCACAAGAGTTTGTCAATATTGATTTTAGACGGGCATTGACATCTTTTGGGTGATCCAACTTCTAATGAAAACGTAATATTATCAATGACATGTTGTTTGACTTCTTTTTTGATCCGCCCACCAATTTCATTTCGGATTGCTTCTTCAATATCAGTTCGAGTATATTTTTGGCTATTCCAAATTTTACTGGTCTTTTCTCTGATATAATTATCATACGAAAAACTTGCAACAAATTCTTTAACTTTTTGTTCAGTTGCATTTTCAATCATAGCTTTAATAGATTCTTCATTTAATCCCAGTTCATTACATAAAATATTCCGTACTGCTTTATGAATCTCTTTTCTGGGAATCTTCAATTCTTCCATATTATTGTTTTAATAACCTCAACAATACAATGTGTTCAATTTCTTTGCCAAATTCTTCTTGTTGAACAACAAATAACTTATTTTGATATCTATCAGATTTTTCATCATATTCTGTTAGCTCAATTATAATACCTCCAGTTGCAGTATATATGTTGAAAGTGATTCCTTCAGCTCGTATAGGATCTATTTGATTACTGTCATATTCTGACGAACACTTAGATGGATTTTTAGAAAAATCTAAAATCCATCTAACAAATTTATATAATAATCTTCGCATAATAATTTCATCAAGCTATATCAAAAATATCATATCTAAACAATAAACAATTTGCAATTGACAACAAACAATTAATTCAATGATATTATTCTGGTGTGACAATAAGAAAAACTAAGCACCATTTACATATCATCTATTTTTCTGCCTTCCAGCAGAGCAAGGTTATGTATCGATAATCAATCTTTGATATAGCATTGTGTTTGTGACAAACATCATCACAAAACTGTTAGACGATTCCTTCTCCTTCTAGTAATGTCCAATCAGTTAGATCAATTGTAATATCTAAAGTAGTATTTAGATACAACAAAGTATCTGACATTTTATCAAGGTCACGCTTTAGTGAAATTGCGCATTGCTTCATTGTTTGTTTAAATGTTTCAGTCATTAAACATAATGTCAAATTATCAGATCCATAATTAATATATGTAGGGGATTTTCGTCTTTCAATGTCTGCCAGATAAACACTGGACCACTCACTGTCATTTAATGAAATGTCATTATATGAGAGTAATTTATTAATAGAACTTAATTGAGCCTTAAAACTATTCATTTCGGTCAGAACGATATTTATACTTTTATATGTATTAGTTGGCACATATGCATTAGCCAGAGTAATTTCTCGTCTGACATCATATAAAACCCGAGTCAAGCTAAGTAATCGATTTACTGAAGTTTCAAAGTTTGTAATTTCTAAATTTTTAACCACAATAGCACTGGCAGCTTGATTCGAAACAATTTTCTTTTCAGTTTGGAGATTAATTTTTGAAATCTCCATTTGAATATCGCTTGCAATTTTTGCAGCTCGACGTAAATTAATTTTCATATTATCTTCCTTTATTCATTGATGCAAATGTTAATGTAGAGATGAAAAGTAAACAAACTACAAACCCTTGAAAAAATTCTAACATTATGCTCCTAATCCCGGACAATCAAACATTACATCACTTAACAGTTGTGGTGTGTAGTTCATAACTTCTACTGAACAATTTCTATACCACTTTTTATCTTTCTCAATCCATCCTTGCTCTCTGTCGTGAACATGCCCATACAAACATATATCATAATCAACTGGTGGCAACCCACTTTTATAAGTATCTTGGTAAACTGGATTATGAATTAATAAAATCTTCAAATGTTCAATTTGTAATACCAAATACTTTTGAACGCTGGCAAAATTAAATGTTCGTGATGTTATGGGTTTATCATGATTGCCCTTAATCAAATGAATAATTCCGTTTAGTCTGCTGTTAATACCCGACATATCTCCGAACCCAAAGTCTCCAACGACATATACAGTATCTTCGTTTGACACAACCCGATTCCAGTTTGCAATTAAAACCTCATTCATATGATTTGCATCTTTGTATGGGCGATTACAATACTTAATTATATTTGAGTGCGAAAAATGCAAATCCGAAATAACAAATATCATACCATGTGCCACCTTGTTTTAAAGAAACCAAACAATACAAATCTCTGAAATCGAAATATAGCTTTACGTCTAGTTAAATTATATTTTGTTACAGACCATGCAGGTAAAATTTTATATTCATTTGAAAAATAATATTCAGGTACTCTTTCTAGATATTCATTGGCAATTTGATTTGAGTCAATCATTTTGTTTAATGTCTTAAAAGAAAATCCAGGTATAACGGTCATTACTGAAATGTTTCCGTCAAGTGTTTCAAAACTGATATCAGTTAACCAATCTTCAATGTCTTTTGTTTCTTTTCGAATAATCATTTTTCACCTAGATATCTTAACGAAAATGCATGTCCATCTTTGAAAATCTTCCACTTTCCAGATACTTCCCCCTTGTTAATAATGACTAATCTGGCCATGTCAAAAAATTCACTATATAGCATAAAATACGCTGAACTAGTTTCTTTATTTGTTAAAACGAATCCTTCTATTCCATAACTTGCATTAATACGATTTGAAATTATCAGAGTCCCAACAAATTCATAAGTTTTATGAAAATCATAAAATTCTAGACAGTCAACAGTTCGTCCAAAAGATTTGCTGGCAGGAACTGAGCCTCCGCTTCTAAAGTGCCTGTCAACATAACGATTTAATTTGCTTTTTGGATCCATCAGATCAAATAGAAAATCATTTTTTAAAACTGGAATTAAATCCTTACTCATATATTACTTAATTATAACAAACTCCTTAATTAAATGTCAAATTATGTTGGGAGAATAGTGAGGAACGATCTCACAACCTCTGGTTCCACAGACCAGCGCTCTGCCAATTGAGCTATATTCTCCATAATATGGTAGGCCTAGAAAAATTTGAATTTTCGATCTCCGCATTATCAGCACGGCGCTTTAACCAACTAAGCTATAGGCCTAAAATTTTTTGGTGCCCGAAAATGGAAGTGAACCAATAGCTCCGCCTGCTTCAGAGCTGCTCTTTACTACATGAGCTATTCGGGCAAAATTTTTGGTCCTGGGAGATTGATTTGAACAATCGACTTCTATCTTATGAGGATAGCACTCTCACCAAGCTGAGCTATCCCAGGAAAATATCTGGTGGTAGGTCAGAGATTTGAACTCTGAAGGGCCACAAGGACCGCTAGTTTTACAGACTAGTGCAGCCAACCGTATCTGCGTACCTACCACAAACTTTTGGAGCCAACGAAGGGCATCGAACCCCTAACATTCAGATTACAAATCTGATGCTCTGCCAAATTGAGCTACGTTGGCTAAAACCTGAGCGGGTGACCTGGATTGAACAGGCATTCTCAGATCGGAAATCTGAAACTCTACCATTGAGTTACACCCGCAAATTGGCGGAACCGAAGAGAATCAAACTCTCGACTTCTGGGAGACAACCAGATGGTTTATCACTAACCTACGGTTCCAAAACTATTTAAACATCTATACTTTTCTAGAAGCTTTGTTGCAGCACTATAATTCTTATTTATCATTTTACTTTCTTCATCAATTAATTCTTGAATTATCTTTATGGCGCCTGCATGACTTAAATCATACTCTTCAACAGCTTCTACAAATTCCCAATCTGAAGATCCAGCAGCATCAAGTTGGCTATGCTTAATTTTAACTGCTACTGTAACAGTTAATACCTCGACATTAGGATCAGCAGTCACGTCACATACTCTTTTAACAATTTTCATAAAAACTTTGGCACTCCCTGTCAGATTCGAACTGACTTAATGTAATTTTAACATCACTGGTTTTGGAGGCCAGCGCAACAACACCGTCGTTGCCGAGGGAGCGATAATAAATTTAAATTGATTGTCCGGGTAGCTAGTTTAGGTTTATTGGCCCCGATTCTACCCAATCTCAGCCACCTTGCTAGCCTGCAATTTACTTACAGGAAAACAATCAAAACTTGGTTGCGGAGGGAGGACTCGAACCTCCGACCTCTTGGTTATGAGCCAAGCAAGCTGCCACTGCTCTACCCCGCACATAAAAACTTTTGGCTCCCGGAGTAGGACTCGAACCTACAACTTCCATATTATTATTGTCCTTTTGGACCACAGTATAGCGCTCTACCAATTGAGCTACCCGGGAATACTATATAATATCTAAATCTTTTAATTCTTTCTCCATCAATATAATTAACTTTTCATTAATAGGAAACTGTGACCATTTAGCATCATCTTTACTTGTTTTGTATCCTTTAATTTCTATATACTCATTAGTATCTATCAAATAAAAATCTGGAGTATAATGTCTAACTTTATTTTCAAATACATATTTAAAACTATTTTTACAACGAATCCATTTAATATTATGTAAATCTAGCCATTGAGCATATTTAACTTCCCACATTCCGTGCAAATCAATATTTTTATAAATATGATGCATTCGTTTTGCTAAAGAGGTATGCCATGTTCCATTAGAAACCTTTTCATTTATAATTTTCTTTTTTCTCTCAATACTTTCTTTAGATTCAATATATTTATTATTCTTTCGAGTTTGTGAAATTTTCTGCTTGGTTTCTAAAGAAACAACTGGTTTTTCTTTACCTAATAATATTGCTTTAATATATCGATTTGATCTTTTTCCATTTTTAGTTAACTCAATTTGAAATTCTGGTTTTTGAAAAGGTGTTGTTTGTTTATCTGGATTATTTTTACATAATCGTTCATGATTTATCAATGAATTTTTATTTTTTCGTTCACCTAAACAAAATTTACAAATACACATATCTTAATGTTGTCCCAGCAGGTCGATATATTTCTATATCATGACAACTCTAATTTCTTAAAGTTGAAACCATCTTTCAATGGATCTGATCTCAAAGCCGAAGCTCTGACGCTTTTCCTCTTTCTTCAATACGGTCTGCGCGGAACAACAAACTCTTATTAACTATTTATCTTCCTATTTCTACTACTCTTTAATTATAGCAATCTTTTTATATAATGTCAACGTCTTTTTGCCTATTATAAATACTTGCCGAAGTAAAATGAATATATCAAGCCGAAGCTTTCGTAAAAGTAACAGATGTCGTAAATCTAATCACCCAATACTTATGAGTATTTTAGATTTGTTATTAGCTAGTTTAGTGAGTTTTGTTGTTACAACTCAAGCTCATACTAGTATAATTTCAAATTTAGCATTATATTATAATATCGATATTAGTGTTTTGAATTTGATATTTTTTTAATAAGTTTGGAGGACGTTTAAATCCTCTTTGTAAGTTCTGATCTAAAACTCAATAATTTAATGGTCGGGGAGGCGAAAATCGAATTCGCTTGATGACCTGTTCCCAAAACAGGTGGCTAACCTTTTGCCCACTCCCCGATAACAACATTATTTATCCAATTCCGTTTCTTCTACTAAAATCATCTCGTATGTTCTCTTTATTACTGTTCCGCGTTGGCGTTGAATCATAGTCAAACCATCGTTGTCACAACCATACGAGCATAATCCAGATTCGCCAATAACCGCGTTACAATTTTTACAATAAAAATTATTAACGAACAAATTTTTGTACTCCTAATGTTTTTAAAACTTTTTGAACAGCAACTAATTGTCTGAAACAATCATCCATGGCATCATGAGTTACTTGTGGTTGTTTTACTTGTACTAAATCTAAAATAGTTCGAGAATCTCTTACTTGCCAATATAACCAAGGTCGAGGCAAAGAATAACTCGCATAAGCATGTTCCAGCATTGAAATATCAAATGTTGTTCCCTGAGCCCAAATACGATTTGCTTTATTCCAAACAAATTTATGCAATTGTCCCAATGCGTTTTCTAACGAAACTCGCTCTAACCCTTCACCAAAAATACTATTCTGAACTGTTTGATCTTGCTTGCTCCACCACTCAATTGTGTCTGGATTAATAATTCGATTTGGTTGTGATTCGATATCAATTAATAGATTTAGTTGTGGTAAATCATATACTTTGATTCCCATTTCTTCATAATCGTCAAATGGATCAAAATATACTGCGGCCATTGATACAATGGTTGCATCTACACTTGTTGCTAATGTTTCTAAATCTATCATTACGCTATTCATATATTAATAATAACACCTTTCAACTAAAATTGTCAAATCTGATAAATACTGTTATGGCTGCAAACAACATTTCAACTCTTGCTACAAAAGAATTACGTCAACTTGCTAAATTAAATTTGGCACAAACCAAACGCCAAGCTGGTGGTAACGTATCACTTCCATATTTCCGCCCATTAAATACCTACGACATTACATTATTACCAACCCACTATGAAAATGATACAGTTGTTAACAATGTTCATGCAGGCGATCCAACTCCTGGTAGGCCATGGACTTTATAAAATAGATTTACTTTCTGAAATTGCATATCTAGCCATTTTATGTACGGCACAAACATCACAATTACATCCAGAAGCACGATTTGAAGTATTCCGACATTGACAAAGAGTAGAATCTATACCATCAATTGCTTCTAGTAGATTTTTATTGGTATGAGTCAATCTTTCAATTTTTTGTTTTAATTCAGAAATTCTACTTTCTAATCTGACAATTTCTTCTCGCTGTAAATGTGAACGTTCGCTAGCATTTTTACGTTCACGTTCTTTGGCATGCATTTCAGCATAAGCACTTGTTCGCATTTCTGCTCGCATTTTCCATTCATCGCGTTCATCTTGTAATTTTGCTATGACATCATCTAATTTATATTCACTCATCTTTTATAATCCGCAATGCCATATCAAGCAAATCATTTCTTAATTTGGCAATTTCAATATTTCCAGACTCAGCCATATCTTTCCAACTTTTGTGGACATAATATCTTTCTAAAATTGTTCTGGCGTCCGGGCCGCTTAAAGTTCCGAATGTTGAAGCTGGAAACATATGTTCAAATGCAGCTAACCGTTGATTAGATTCTGCCAATTCAGCTTCTAATTGTTTGATTTTGATATCTTGTTGTTCTATAATGTCTGCTTCGTCTTCTTTGCGCTCAGCATCTCGTTGTGCCCACCCACTCATACTTTCTTTATCCTTTTAATATTTTCTATTAGATTTTCTATTGCTGCTCGGCCAAATATATCGCCTACGTCATTTCGTGAATCCCATTCATTTTCAGCTAATGACAAAATTTTTTCGTATGTTTCTTGTTCAATTTCTTCCATCAAATCTAATATTTCAGATATACTATCGTCATTGCCAATTGTGTCAAAGACTTTATCAACCTTTTGTCCTCTGTTCATAATTTTATGCCAATTTCAACGGTTCAAGCCAAGCCATCAAATCTCCTTCAATAGAATCTGGCCACTCTTGATCTTTCATCATACCATATACACTTTCAGGAAGAATGATTCCAACTGCGGTCAATGCATTATTCAAAGATTTTTCGTCTTCTCTAAATGCGGCCCAACAATATTTATTTTTGATGCTTTCTTCACAAAATTCTTCAAATTCAGCAAGTTGAGCACTATTGCCACCATTCAAAATGATCATAGTTTTGTCAAATTCGGCCCACTGCTTATATTGTTTGTGATTCTTCAAAGACATCTCAGATACTACATGAGCTGATTGAAGTCCACATTGCAGTTGGGACAAATAATAATTTGTCAAAATATATGCGCGATAATTTTTGTTTTGATTTGTCATAAAATAATTTTTACCCCCGAAGTTAGATTTGAACTAACCCCTCATACAGACTTACATGCTGTAGCGCTCTGCTCTATAAGCTATTCGGGAATGTCGAATCAGTCCTTTCTGTTAGTATCCGTAATCCGTCCCACCGAATGGACGGCTGTGGTTCCGATTATCTTCCCATCTGGAAGGTCAGGCGACTGAAAATTATTGGTAGCCCCGGGAGAAGTTGAATCTCATACCATCCGCCCAACTTTAAGGATCAGTTTAGAAGACTGATGTCGGGTTCGGGGCCATATCTCTGTAAAATGTTTGGTTGGTGGGCCGGAAAAGAATTGAACTTTTATCACCTGATTAAAATCAATAACTTGGTAATGATAGGGCAGGAATTAAACACTACCCTATTCGAAAGTCAGATGCTCTACCATTGAGCTACCAGCCCGCTTTCAATTTAATATTTTTTTAATTTCACATATAACTTCATGTTTTTCTAAATACATTAATTCTGCCAACAATAAACTGGTAGTCTACTATGGTTTTGAACCAATGCACAGCATCAACATAATATAACCTAACCCCGTGAACTATCCTTAATCGACATTCGGCAACTAGCTATATTTGCCAATGTAATATCTTAACAGACTATTACGGAAAGTATTTATATATGGACCTGATAGACCATAAAACTATAGTAGGGAGTGTTGGGTTCGAACCAACAATGTCAGAGTCAAAGTCTGAAGTGATACCAGTTTCACTAACTCCCTATGTAATATTTTGTACTCTTTAAGTATACAGTATTTATTCTATACTGTCAACTTTAATATTTCTTTGCTTTTCTTTTTGGCATACCGTATTGTTGACCACGTGCCACTTCGCAGTACTTCAATATTTTGTTGAGGTGCTGCAATCAATATGTCTGTACTATCAACAATGTCATGATTTCTTTTTTTGTAATCGACTGGTGCCAAAATTTTATTATTATGAGTGAAATACCCACGCTTTTGTTTTTTGATTGGCGGATGACAAACTACATAATATCCAATTTCTTTAGCAATTAACGCAGCTTGAATATCTGCTCCTACGCAATCGCCGTGATGAAATTCGCCGCCTCCAAAAGAAGTTAGAACATTAAACAATTCTCCAATTTGAGAATCTGTCATACCTTTTTGCGTCCCAGTAAATCCAATTTTCATTTTAAAATTCTTATCCACCATCCCGGCTTGGTTGGATGCATCCAAGCTTCTGCAACTATTTTCTTATCAACCCAAAACGAATAAGAACCACATGATCCTTCGGCTGTTGCCTTTGAGTAAGTTTGCCTAACTAATGCAACCATATCGTTAATTGAGTTTGAATAAATATGTTCTTTTGGGCCCGATATTGAATGTACGTCACTAGACATTATTTTTCCATTTCGCCATCTGAATAGTTTCTGACGTAATTAGATTTTTGAAATCTTTGAATGCTTTTTGAATACGCTTATCATAAAAGTATAAAGTGTCACCATTTTCAAAAAAGAATTGGGCATCTTTCTTACCAACTCGTTCGATTTTAAACAGCTTGATATTCTTTTTTGCGTAATCTTTAGCAGTCATACTATAATTATAGCAAATTTATAGATCTAAGTCAATTGCCTGTCACTTGTTCAGTTATAATGCTTTGGCAAAGATCATTTATACAATCAAAATCTGGCTTTTCCGGCAACATTTCCAAATCAGCTGCTTTACGAGCCTGCATCAATTCTTCATCGACCAAATTAATCCACGATTTGAGTGTGAGTCCGCCATTCCTGATAAAAAGTAATTCATCAGAATCAGGTCTGAAAATATTCATTTTTCCAGATAAGAAAAATTCAGTTGCCATTCTCAAAATACGAATGGTATGCATTGCATACTTGACATCATACCCAAATTTATCCACAAGTAATTTTCGTTTGGTGCCAAGTTTGCCAGTGACGCAATTAACAATGGCGTTTCGTTGGTCCAATGCATATCCAATAAATGTATTATAAGCTTGTTGACTTTCAAAAGCTTGCCGATTCTTAATTATTCGTACACCTTCCGAAGATCTAATTACATATTCATTTTCTCTTAGATATAGCAGTGGAATAACATTTGGATTAAACTTCAGACACAATTTCAAAAACTTTTTCAATTCGAAAATAGTAGCTTCTGCATTAATAGTTTCTTTTTTGTCAGAGACATAAGAATCTTGACTATCTTCGAGACCAGTATAATAACAATTTGGCTTAATGAAAACACTCAAAAAATCCATATCAGAATCTTCAGTTGCTGTGCCGTATGCTTGTGAACCAACTTGACCAGCAAGCAGGTATCGACCTTGATCTTCCGAAAGTTTAAAATTTACATTATATAATTCACAAATATTTGCCATAAATATCCTTGTTAATCATACTTTTACCACTACATTCTCACATCGGCTAAAGTATACCAAAATACTTGAAGGAATTAACGGATCCACATTAATTTTATACTTCTTAAAATTTTTATATGTTGGACTTATTGAGTATGAGCCTTTTTTGCTTTCAACAATAATGGAAGGGTAAATTTCGCCACATGCAGAATTGAATTGGAAATAACAATTTCCTGCTTCTTTTTCAGTTAAGTAGTGACCGTCTTCTGGGCCGCCGACGCAATTGTAATATTTTTCAGCCATATTTATTTCCCAAAGTATTTTTCAATTGTTACAGATGACCATTTGTTGAAATTCAAAGATTGCCTGATTGATTTTTGAAGAATTATGCTTATCCGATCATACTTTTTATTTTTAATTCTGGTTTCAAGCAAATCTAATTGCTTTGCAGTGAAACGGTGCATTTTGAAATCTAACTTCAGTATTAGAAAATGTAGTAATAACAGCATCATACTCCAAAATATTTCTTGTCAAATTTTCTTTACTAAATATAATTATAACAGATGGATAATTTAAAGTCAATAGTTGCATTTACATATTACTTGCATCATACTCCTACAGGGAAAAAATATTACGGAGTACGATTTAAAAAAGGGTGTAAAGTTGAAGATTTATGGACTGTATATTTTAGTAGTTCCATTATAGTAAAACAACTAATAAAAGAGTACGGAAAAGATTCATTTACGTACGAAATTAGAAAAACATTTTCTTCAACTGCTGCTGCTAGAAAATGGGAAAATAAAGTTCAACGTAGACTTCATGTTGATACCAGACTTGATTGGATTAACAGACATATTCAAGGAGAACAATTCCATTGTATATGTCATTCTGACAAGACAAAACTTAAAATTTCGTTAGCAATGAAAGGTCGAATAATGACCGAAACACACAAAAAAAGAATGAGTGAAAAAGCACTTATTGTTAATGAAAATCGTAGAAATACTGGGTGGAAGATGCCAAAAGATGCCGTGGAAAAATCAAGACAATATCATTTAGGGCGACCTCGCTCACCCGAAACTATCGAAAAAATAAAAAAAAGTAAACAAGGAACGGTACGAAAATATCTACCCGATGGATCCTTCATTATGATCAAGCCCGATCACATTGACCAATAAACATTTGAAGATGGATCGCAGCAAAGTGGAGTATTACTTTTGATCATTACAGGCTTGCCAGATATCAAGTTCTTCACCATGACATCCTTGACCACTTCGGCATTGTAATGATTGACTTCAGCTAATGCATACGGACCAATGCTGTATTCGAAATCAGGCTTGTAATTAATCTGCTTTTCGCAATATTCAAAATCAGCAACTACATCGGGTTCGCCAACTGTTACTCGGTGGACTCTTGACCACCCTTTTTTACGATTCTCTGCTCGCATTGCCTTTCGCGCGCCGCCAAGTGATTCGTAATAAGAAATATCAATGGTTGACCTCACATTGTAAAGAACGTATGTCATAAATTATCTGCACCTCAGATTATTGATCATATTTGATAACTTTTCCCATTCTTCTTCGGTAAGCAACTGAATACCATACTTGCTACTAGATTCATATGTGGTAACCACCTTCGAAACTTCTTGCCACATATTTTGATTCTGATGCTTTGCATCGCGCTCAGCAAGTCGTTGCCGCAATATCTTGGGACTATACAGATAGGTATAGCTGTAGGGAGACTTGCGTTCGACACCATGCTTGTCATACGACTTGCCATTTTCAAGCATGATATGCCCAAACTTGTTGATTTTAACCACATTGCTAAAACCGTAGTTCATAAGCGTACCACTGTAATATCTGGCGTAGCCAACTTCGTCACCAACTTTAAGTGTTTCGATATTAAACATTGTCTTCTCCTACTCATTAAGTATAGCAGTTTGAGCAAGTAGAAGTCAACCAACATAAAACGTCGTTTAAGCAATTCTTGGGCGTATCTGGTACTGTTGCCCCAGACTTCAGCTGAAACTGCGTTATACGGCGTTTTATGAGAGAATAGGCATTGAAAACAAACGACTTATTTACAAAATTTAACACCTCTTAGGGTAAGATATACCAATTGCTTCTTGTCCATTTTGGTTGTTGAATATATTCTTGTATTATGGTTGACTTTTATGTTCTCTAGATTGGCGCCATAAAGAGTTGCATGGGCCAAACATGTATCCCTCAAATCAGCATTTTCTAAATTAGCTCCACAAAAATATGCATATGATAAATCTGATTTATTTAAATTAGTATTCATCAAATTTGCCAAACGAAAATCAGCCAAATATACATCTGCTTTAGATAAATCAGCATTCATCAAATTTGCTTCATAAAAATATGAACTTTCTAAACATGCCTGAATCAAAATAGTATTTTCTAAATTTGCACCACGAAGATTTTTCCTATTTAACAAAGCATT